TTGCAAGATGAGAAAATGGACCTATGGAACACAGACGATGATCAATTAACAATATATGGATCACCATGGCAACCTGAGTTTCACCACTGGGCATTTAATCTACCACGCAATGGAGAAGAGATGAAAGCTCGTTGGGATGCAATACCAAAAGACACAGACATACTTATAACTCACGGTCCCCCTTATGGACACCTAGACATACCAGGAGGCCAAAGCGTTCGTGTAGGTTGTGAAATGTTACGACATCGAGTGGATGAAATACGTCCTAAGATTCATGTGTTTGGGCACATACACGGCAGCGCTGGCTACTACTACAATGGTCATACACACTTCATTAACGCTGCTGTATTAGATGAGCGATATGTTTATGAAAATCAACCACTAACAATAGAGTGGGATAATATTACAAATGAAATAAAATGGCTACAGGATTAATACTTTTCTGGTTACTAATTGGATTTGCTTATTGGAATTCAAAACAAAAGGACTAGGTTATTTAAAAAAGGTTTCGTATATTAAAAGAAAAAAAGATGAAAGATGAAAAAATTATTATTTATTTTACCATTGTTGTTTGCATGTAAATCAACAAAGAATACTGATTGTGATGCTTATGGTGCATATAGAGTACCGTATACCGACACGATTGTGGTATCTGAGTATCATGTGGTGCCTTTACAATATAAAAAACATAACAGCCTTCACCTCTATTTTCCTAAAGAGATTGTATATGTTAAGGATGGTGTTGAGGTGTTTATTCCAATCCGCTATGAATACCAGAGAATTGTAAAATATAAATAGATGATAAAAAATAAAACAAATTATGGCAAAAGTAACACTAGAATTTGATCCATTTGAAGATAGAGAAGATATGGAATCAGCAATCAATGGTTGGAAATGGAAAATGTTAGTATGGGATTTAGATCAGCATTTGAGATCTGAATTGAAATACAATGATGCAATAACCGGTCAAGCGTATGACGAATTACAAAAACTTAGAGATAAACTCCATGAATTAAAAACTGAATCCGGATTAACACTAGAATAAAATGGCAAAGAGATTAACAAGAGAAGAAAAACGAGAACAAGCATTAATTGATCTAGTTAATAAAATGTTTGAAATAGCGGGCCATCAAGTTACTTTTAACGATGCTATTGCTTTTGGAGAAAACTGGTTCAACAACTGGACAATGACAGAAGCCCAAAGAGTTGAATGGTCAAAATGGGGTAAAAATTATTTAATGAAAAAACTCAATGTGTATGCAGCACGCGCTGAAAAAGAAATGCTATGGATTGGATTGCAATGGGGATTAAAAATACAAGAAAATGAGCAAACTAAATCAAACTAAAATACCTGTACAGCTAGAAGATTTAGCTGAACTGCTCACTCAAGGTAAACCAAACTATAAACTAGTAAGGGAGCGAGACGGATTAACAAAACACTCAGTTGATGTTATGTGGTTGGAGTTCAATGAAGAAGGACGCTTCAAAGAAAAACATCCAGAACCAGCAGTAGGAAGATCATTGTTAATGTCTCCATTCAATGATTTTTTTACTTGGCAAACTACAGTTGTAACTGAGATTGTAGATCAAAAAGAAGACTATATTAAGTTTAAAACAGAAAATAGTAACTACGAGTTATTTAAGATATGATTGAAAGAATAAGATTATGGTGGAAATTTGATGGTAAGTATTACCACAAATATTTTATCTATGGTATTAAAAATCTATGGAAATGGCTCCCTGTAATATGGAAAGATAGAGACTGGGACCAACATTATATTTATACCATACTCAAAACCAAACTAGAATTTCAAGCACAACATATCCACAAATATGGGTTCCATGTTGGTGCAAAACGTGATGCAGAAAAAATGTTTTTGTGTGCTCGTTTAATTGAAATTCAACAAGAAGATTTATATAAGATGGAATATATAGACTATCACGATGTTTCATATGAATTTGTTCCAACAGATGAAACCAAAAAATGGTTTGAAATGAAAGATACTACCCATTCAGAAAGCTACGATGAATACTTTGCAAAATATCCTAGACAATATAAAAAAGTATTAAATGGAGAGGATACATTATCTAAATATTTAAAACCAGATGATGTAATGGATTCAAATGATAAACATAGAATTGCAATGTTTATAGCACATGAAAACCAAGAACGTTCACGTAAATTGCTGTTTAAAATAATAGAAGAGAATATTGAATCTTGGTGGGATTAAAGGACTAGGTTATTTAAAAAAGGTTTCGTATATTAAAAGAAAAAAAGATGAAAGATTTTAGATATTTAAAAACGTATTTTTCCCCATTTAAATCACTTAAACCAAGGTTTTATATTGGAAAAATAGCTATTGGTACACCATATTTTTATCCACGTAAAACAGTTAAATCCAAAACAAAACCAGGATGGTCGGAATTTGTTCCTAAAAAAATTGGATTTGATATTGTTGGGTTAGGGTGGAAAACAAAATGGACAGCTAAAGATATTCGTTTTGAATGGGCACCTATTTGGTCATTTGTGTTTTTTGGTTACCAAATAGCAATTACATGGAATGCACATGAACAAGATCATTATTGGGAGTCATGGATATATTATGAATATTGTACTGATAAAACAAAATCAAAAGCAGAGCGTATTGAGCAATGTAGAGAGGAATTTCCAAATATTTGGACTAGACATTCAAAAGATGGAGAAGAAACAATTAATTATTACGATTTAATATTAAGAAAAAAATATTTATAATGAGAAAGTTACTATTATTGTTACCATTATTGGTTGCCTGCAAATCAAAAGCAACATGTGATGCATATTCAATTTATCAAGTACCATACAATGACTCAATTATTGTATCACAGTGGCACGAACATGTTGAATTTGATAATAAAAAACATTGTATATTTGTCCCAAAAGAAATTGTCTATTATACAGATACAATTGAATTAAGGATACCAATTACATACCAACAATATAAATTAAAATGAGATACGAAAGTAAAGGTAGACCATCTGAAGTAAAAATACCAACTGTAGTAGTATATAAAAAACCTACTGGAAAAAAATACTACATGTTGGTTACTGAATCAGAGGTAGACACTATATTAAATCCTCCAAAACGGAAACCACTCATACCTGAAGGGTGTGATATAGTTGATATTGGGATTGGAAAATCATTTATAAAATCGTTTAAAAAGCAATATAATATAAAGTGAAACAATTGTACAAACATAACGATAAATTTTATATTATACATAAAAAAATACCTTTATCATCATTTACCCACTCAGATGGCAAAATTGAATTAGACATGGTTAAAGAATGTATGGAAATTTTATATAAAGTAGATCATGTGTTAAGAAATGAAACACATTTTATGTTTGTAGAAACTGTTCAAGAAGCAGAAATAATTGAAGAAAATGAATAAATTTATTTTATTTTTATTTCTTATAACTGGGTTAGTTACTACCTCATGTATTGAAATTATTGATGATATTTTGATTAAGAATGATGGGAGTGGGACATTTAAATACAATATAAATTTAAGTTCAAATAAAACAAAAGTTAATGCTGTTTTAGTCCTTGATAGTCTTAATGGACAACGTGTTCCTAAAATAAATGAAATTAAAGAAAATTTTAAAAAATCCAAAAAAATTCTTTCTCTACAACCAGGAATTAGTAATGTAATTATTACAGAAAATTACACTGATTTTATATTTAAAATTCAATGTGACTTTACTGATGTTAGTTCATTACAAAATGGTCTTAAGCAAGTATTTTTAATCTTTTACTCTGAGGAAGATAAAAATAATTGGGTAGAATGGGATGGAAATAAATTAACTAGATCAATCCCTAAAATAACATTCCCCTTAATATTTACTTTAAGTGCTAAAGAAGAAGAACTATTAAAACAAGGAAATTATACATCAATTACACGTTTTGAAAAACCAATTAGTAATTTTAGTAATGCTCATTCTATTTTATCTAAAAGTAAATTAGCTTTACTTCTGAAAGTAAATATATTTAATTTAAAACAAAATTTAAATTTAATTGAAAATCAAATAACTATAAATAAAACAAAATGATATCACCACAATCAATTAGAAAAGGAATTACCATTAAATTTGATGGTCAAATAGTAGATAAACAAACAGTAATTCAATCAAGTAAAGAATGGAGTATCAACCACGAAACATTATTCAAAAAATTACTTAAACAAGGTGGTTCATTTAAAATCAATGGAATTTTAGTTTCAGTAACACCAGAGGAAAAAACATTTAATTCAAGAGGAGAAACAGATGGGGGAGTTCAAAAAGTAGATCCATTAGCTAGATTTTAAAAATTTGGCTTTTTAAATTTTTTTTCGTATATTAAAAAAATATGGGAAGAAAATTAAAAAAATCAAGAGAAATAAAATTACCGGAATTTATCATATTAAATGAACATTGTCAAGTATTTTGTGGTTTGCAAGGTGGTTATCCTGCTTTTAGTGATGACTTAGAAGATGCAAAACCACTTACAAACGATGGTCAATTTAGAATGATTCAATATGGAACATCATTTAAACTAGAAAAAGAATACATATGAACATAGAAGAAGAATCACAAGAACTATGGTACCAGTTAAAAACAGCTCAACAGGCCTTAGACGATATTGATAAAGAAGGTATAAAAGCTAAACTATTGTTAGTTGCTGCTTTAGAAGTAATGAAGGAAAATCCTGCTTTAAGCATTCAAAAAGCTATTATAAGTGGTTACGTTAAATGTATTCAATAAAGGAATAGTTTTTATAGAAGAAATTTCGTATATTAAAGTATAAATTAAAAAAAGAAAGAAGTTATGTTAAAGTTTTTATCAAAGTTACTTTTTATATGGTATATAGCATTAGTCCTAGTATTTATGTGGTCAATGTTTACTGATAAAAGGTATAGAGTGTGGTTAGTATTATGGGCTGTATTGTTTGGGATTTATTTATATAATGAATTTATTCAATAAAGGAATAGCTTAAGTAAAAGAAATTTCGTATATTAAATATAAATTAAAAAAAGAAAAATTATGAAAATTAAAATGAGAGAAATTAAACAAAAACGTAGAGGTCGCCCTGCAAAACAACAAATCCAGGTAACATTTAATCCTAAAACAATTAAATTAATAAGGGGTAGTGAATTGCAGTTTAGTGAAGCATTATTCAAACCAATGAAAACAAATACTGAACTAGACGTTATATTTTCAACTGAAGGAGGAATAATGCCTGGTACTAACATGATGTTAGCAGGTGGCCCTGGTTCAGGTAAATCAACAATTGTACTTGATGTTTTATCAAAATTAACTAAACAAGGGTTAAAAGTATTGTTTGTTAGTGGAGAAATGGATGAAATTGCACATTACAAATATTGTAAACGCATGCCCGAATTTAATTGCGTACAAACATTATTTTTGAAAAACTATTCAGAAACAGTAAAAGAAACACTTGAACATATATTCAATCAAGGATATGATGTAGTAGCAATTGATTCAATTGCTGAAGTGTTAGAAATGTATAAAGATGCGTATCGTACAACTGAAAGCGCTGCGGAATTTTGGTTTTTGAATTTACAAGATCAGCATAAAAAGGGTGGAAACAAAACCAAATACTATACTACGTTTGTAAATATTCAACAAATGACTAAAGCGGGTGATTTCGCAGGTAGTAATAGATTAAAACACATGGTTGATGCGTTTTGCCACGTTGAGCGTTCAAGAGATGGTTTAGAGAGATCATTGCATTTTACAAAGAATCGTGATTGCGATAAGGATTTTAAAGTATATTTTTCAATTTATAACGGAGGAGTACATTATGCTTACGAAATGGAAAGAGCTGATTAAAGGAAGAGGAGGAGCAATCCTCCTTTCGTATATTAACGTATAGATAAAAAGGAAATGAGTTGTTCAGGAGGAAAATCAACTAAAAAAGGTCGCTACAATAAAGCGAATAATTTAAAGAAACCTACAGGATATACTGTAGATAAAAAAGGAAATGTTAAACCAACGTATAATTAAAACAAAACAAGTATGAAGTACAAATTTATCCCTGTTGATAATGATATCAACAAAGCGATAGCATTCGCTAACACATTAGATTTAAACAATATTAAAAATGTTCAACGAATCAAACAAAAACCATTCTATATCCCAACATTAGATGTAGTTGAAATGTTACAAAAGGAAGGATTTCAATTGAAAGGAGTAGCTGAACAAAGAGGAAAAAACCGAAAAATATCTTCGCATTATCTTGATTTACATCATCCTGATTTTAAAATGTATGATAGAAAAGGAAATATCGAATCATTGTTTACTGTTAAATTATCAAATAGTACTAACGGAAATACAGCATTGCAAGTACAACCAGGAGCGTTCCGTTATGTTTGTATTAACAATATGATGCATCGAGATTATGCTACAGCTAAAATTAAACATACTGAAGTTGATTATAATAAATTACCACAAATCATAAATCAACTTACTAATCAAGCTGATAGATATTTAGATTCATTTAGAAATTTTAAAAATGTAATTTTAACAGTTGAACAAGCTAATGCTCTTGCTAGAGATGCATATCGAATTAAATTCAATGATGATTTTGATTTGAATAGAGCAGATTATGTAAACAATTTAAGAGCATCTCAAGTTAATCTTGAACAAGAAGAAAAAGTATTACAATTACTTAAAGTAAATCGAATTGAAGATGAAGGTAACGATTTATGGACAGTATTCAACAGAATACAAGAAAACTTAACTGCTGATATTAAAAATTTCAACACTGATATTAAATTAAACCAGCAATTGTTTGGTTTAGCAGAGCAATATGCAATAGCAATTTAAAAGAGGAATAGCCCTCGTAAGAGGGCTTTCGTATATTTTAAGTAATAAAAAAAGGTTATGAACGAAAGAAGAATTTTAAATCAAATAGCAAGAAGCAATATTGATTTCCACCCAATCATTAGAGATAGTAGATTGTGTATAGATGATAAAATAGCATTGCAAAATGCTTTAGATTTAGTATTTAAAGGTAACTTCAGAGCATTAATAGATGATATGTTACAACATGCTATTGAGGCAGAAGAATATGAAATAGCAGCAGTAATTAGAGACGAATTAAATAAATAAGTTATGACAGAAAAACAAATACAACTTTTAGGTTTTGAAATGAATGTAGATGATGGAGGTGGAAGTTGGCATAAATATCATTACTATAGTTACACAGTAGCACGAGGACTTCAATTCATATCAAATGCTAGTGATGAAATAAAAGAAGATGGACAATGGTTCATAGAAGTATTTAATACAGACCCAGTAATTCGTTTTACTGAATTTGGTGAAGTACAAGCATTAATTAATTTGTTAACAAGTAAAATAGTAAAATAAAGGTTATGGCTAAAAAAGAAAAACATTTTATAGAAAAGAAATTTTTAGATTTAAAAACAAAATTCAAATCAGGTGAATTAACAATAGAACAAATTGATTATATGACATCTGAATTGATAGCTGAAATGGCAGTATTAACCGTAAATAATATTTCAGACATAAATGGTACTCCACTTGACTTGTATAAAGATAGAGTTTGGTGGATTGTAGAAAAGGCAGGGTTGTTACCTGAATATAGAGATGAAGATGAAGATGTTGAAGTCGATGTAAAAGATGATTACTATGATGATGAAGACGAGTTTGATTTTGAAATAGATGATAGTAAGTTTTACAAGTAATAAAAGAGGAATTGGCTTCATAGGAGAAATTTCGTATATTGAAGTATAAATTAAGAAAATAAATATAAATTAAAAAAAGAAAAGTTATGTTAAATTTACAAAATGATGGTTTTTTAAGTACAAGCCAAATTAAAGAAAGAGCAAAATCAGTATTTACTGATAAAGCAGGTCCAGGTACATCAGATAAATTCACTCATATTCCAACTCATAAAGTAGTTGAAGATATGGAACAATTAGGTTGGGGTGTAGTTGACGCTAAAGAAGTTAAAGCACGAGCTAAAAATAGCATTGGTTTCCAAAAACATTTAGTTGTATTCCGTAACCCAGATGTAGTAATTAATGGTGCTGATGGCGATACAGTATTTCCACAAATCCTATTGACAAATTCAAATGATGGTAAAAATGCATTTACATTTAGGTGTGCAATTTTTCGAATGGTGTGTGAAAATGGTTTGGTTATTTCTACTCAAGAATTCGCTGATTTAAAAATGCGTCATATGGGTTATACATTTGAGTCACTTCAAGAAAAAATCCGTGTTGTAGTTGATCAACTCCCACTTACCGTTGAATCTATGAACAAAATGAAATCAATTCAATTAAGTGAAGAACAAATTGATGATTTTGCTAAAAAGGCTGTTGCAACACGTTTCAATGAAGGTGAATTAGAAAATATTACAATTGACTTTGATAAATTACTTGAACCAACCCGCCCTGAAGATGAAGGAAATGGTTTGTGGGAAGTATTTAATCGAATCCAAGAAAAGATACTGGAAGGTGATTTTACTTACATGTCTGGAGCTAAAATCCGCAAGGCAAGAAAAATTAAGAATTTCCAACAAGACGTAAAAATCAATAGTGAATTGTGGGAACTTGCAGAAAGTTTTATTTAAAAATGCGATTTGCGAAAATGGGGCAATATGTATAATAGAACCCCATTTTCACAGACCATGGCTTATATATATTTAATAGAATTTCCAAACCACCCCAATTTATGTTATGTTGGTAAAACAACCCGTAACCCGGTAACAACAAGAATCAACGAACATTTTTGGACAGAAAATACTAAAACAAGAACAGATAAACTTTGTAGATGGTATAGGAAAAACAACATTGAAACTATAAATACAGTTTTGGAAGAAACAGATATTGAAAGTGTTGATTATTTGGAGGTGTTTTGGATACGCTATATGAAATATCTAGGATTTAAATTAACAAACCACCATGACAATGAAACCATTTCAATTGCTTGGACAGAGGAGAGGAAGAAAAAACATAGTGAAAACAAAAAGCAATTTCGTTTTACAGAACAATCTAAAGTTAAAATGAGAAAATCAAAAAAGGGATGGAATGTAACGTGGGGAGATAAGATAAGCCAAACTAAAAAAGGTGTGCCAAACCCATTTAGTGAAACACATTTAGAAAATATTAGAGCAGCTAGAAAAAAATCCCATGGAAAACCAGTGATACAGTTAGATACTAATGGAAACGTGGTTAATGAATTCAATATGATAATAGACGCAGCTACTCATTTACTCCAAACAACTCATTCACATATGAAATTGAATGGTTTAAAAAATGGTATTAAAGATTGCTGCTCAGGTAAACAAAAGACAGCAGGTGGTTTTAAATGGAAATTCAAAGAGGAATAGGTTTTTAAACTAGAAATTCGTATATTGAAGTATAAATTAAAATTATGAAAATAAAAGTAGAAATTGTAAATGATGAATTGGAAACTATCAACATTGACAATGTGATAACAACTAAATATATTGATGTAATGAATTATCAACACACTAAAGAATTTCATAAAGAAAGTGTTCTAGAAGAAATGATTGATGAAATTTTACTTGATATCAAGTGGGAAGAAGAAAAGCTCGTAAAGTAAAGAATTTCAAACAGGACTTAGAAATCAATCAAAAATTATTTGCAATGGCAGCTGAATTAGTAGCTGCCTAAAGCAAAAAAATCGTCGCAAGTAGAACCGACGGCCGCGTAAAGGTGCCGCTACTAGAAAATTCGGGGTTAGTCAGGTGGCGGAATTGGAAAACGCAACTTTAAAATAACGAGTGTACTCGCATCAATTTTCTAGAGAATTGCAGTACAATTACAGGTTCGAATCCTGTCCTGACAACAAAAAACGCTTCATAATCGTTTTCTTTTCCTGCCGTGTAAATACGAATACACGGCAGGTTTTTTGAATAAAGGACGTTCATAAGCAAAAGAAAATTTGTATATTAAAATAAAAAATGAGCAATAACAATTCAAACGGAATAGGTTTAGGAATGATTTTATTCCTTATATTCATGACATTAAAATTAACAGGTGATATTGATTGGTCGTGGTGGTGGGTTACTGCTCCACTTTGGATACCGTTAGCTATATTTTTTGTTGTTGTATTCATATTTGTATTTATTGCATTTTTTAAAATAAAAAAATGAGAAAAGTAACACCACGAGTTAAAACCGTAAACCATATTAAAGAAGCAATAGGGAAAGTAACATATACAAACATTTCCCCAACAATGAAAGCAAAACTAGTTGGACATGATGATGAAAAATCATGGTTTATTACATTACCCCACCCAGTCCATACAAAATACAATGAATGTGCAGGTCAGTCATTTTATGTACCAACTTATATGGCTATTTGCTTTAACTACCAAGAGGAATAGTTTAAGTAAAAAAAATTTCGTATATTGAAGTATAAATTAAGAAAATAAAAGTTATGAGCGAAAAAGAATTATTAGAAATGTACATTAATGATGTTGAATTATTAAGAAAAAACCTAAATGAAGGATACATTGATGTATACCGGTTTTATGTAGAAATAATTAGTTTAAATGAATTTTTTAAGGACCAAATAAAATAAAAGTTATGAACGAAGAAATTAAAGATCCAAATCAATTAGACCTATTTGAAGGTATATTACTAACACCTGAGCAAGAAAAACAAGCAATGGAGTTTGTTGAGCGTAGAAAAAATCAAGTAGAACAAGGAAAAAAACATGTTGAACAAATTGAATCGCAATTGCTTGCTGCAGGATTCATCAAAGGTAATCATTTTGTAAATACTTTTAAAGTAGAAACTGTTACTAAAGAGGTAACATTGGGGTATAGTTACAACAATACTGACTTTAAAGTAGAACTTACATACATAGAGGCTACAGGAGACATTAACTTAAAAGGGACTCATTTATCATTTGATAATAAAAAAGAAATAAAAGAAAGAACATTTTATTTTGATTACAATAAAGGAAAATTTAATTGTTCTGCAATTCAAGGTAATTATAGATTTATCAAAGCAGAAACATTACTTCAAAAACTAATTGAAAATGATGAAAGAGTAGTTTTACAATTTAGAGAAAATCAAAAGAAAACAAATCTAAAACAAGCTGTAATTGACAAATATACAAAATTGTACCCAAATGCTACAATTGAAGTTAAAAATGATTGGGGAAAATATAGCGGTTCATTTGAGGTAATTGAAGTTAAATTCAATTCAGGCAGTTATGTTCAATTTAGAATTGATGGATGGAAGGATGAAGAGTATTTGTATAAAAAACATGATGCTACATTTGAAAAATTAACTTCAGATGAATTGTTAGAAAGATTTTCAAAACAATAAAAAAGGAAGCCCTTAAGTAAAAGGGCTTTCGTATATTACAGTATAAAAGAAATAAAGGTTATGGAAAAATTCGAACAAGTAAAAGAAATTATTTCAAATCTCAACACATTAGATAATGGTGTGGGTGTGGATGGTGAAACAATGCAATACATACTACAGCAAGTAGGAATGGAATGGCAAATGTTACGTCAATTGATGTTAACAATGCCGATTGAACAAGTAGAATATTTAATTGAAGAACGTAAAGATTTAGGACTATGATAAGCATTGAAGAAATTAAACAAATGGTCATCAAAAGTGAAACTGGATGGATTGAAGAAATCCATACTAAAGATGAAGCTCAAATGTATATTGATGGGATGAAAGAGGATATAAATAAATGTAAAACACTTTATGATATAGTTAGTTTTTATCATGATTGTGGTTACACTATAGAAATGGGGTGGGAAGCTATTGTTGCATTATTGAGAGAAAATACTCAAATAAAGGACGAAAGTAAGTAAAAGATCTTTTGTATATTAAAGTAAATAAAAAAAGAAAAAAATAAAAGTTATGGAAAATTTAGAATTTAATTTTAATGAAGGTAAAGAACGAATTGTTAATATGTTAACATTTCATGTTGAAGAATTTGAAAAAGATATGATACATGATGTTCAAATAGTCATTGCTAGAGATGAAGAAGATGTACTAGGATCGATTGAAGACATAATAGAAACTGCTAGACGAAACCGAAACGCAGTTGAAAAAGCAATTATAAAAGTACAAGATTCTTCCTCTATACAAGAAATACTTAAAGCAGTAAAGGATACATGTTTTGAAGAAGATGAAGAAAATATATTATGTAAATTGTTTGGTTTAAATAATTTAACAATTAAATAAATTTTATTAAAATGGGAAGTGTTATAGATTATATTGAATGAGCGTATATTTAAGTAAATAAAAAAGAAAGTTATGGCAACAAGATCAAGAATAGCAATTGAAAATCAAGACGGAACAGTAACATCAATATATTGTCATTTTGATGGTTACTTATCAGGAGTAGGAAAAACATTATTTGAACACTACGATAGAGAAAAAACAGAAAAACTAATGGAACTAGATGATATTTCAGTATTAAATGAATCAACTGAAAGTACAATTCAGCACTATCTAAATCAAGCATATCATCGTGATCGAGATGAAGATTTGAATTTTGCAACGTTTCCAAATGTAGAAGATTTATTTGAAAATGGATTTGGAAGTGTAATAGAATATGTTTATTGTTTAACCAAAGATGGAATTTGGCTAGTACAAAAATATAATTCATCACACGTAGACATTTTAAAAGAAAAATTAGAGGAAGAGGGCATTTAATACCCTTTTCGTATATTACAATAAATTAAAAAAGAAAAATATGACAGTAGAAAAAGCATTAAAAGAATTAAATGAATATGGTTTCCATATTGTGCAAATCGAAGCAGATAAATTTATGTGTTATGATACAGGTTTATTTGGGTTTGTTAGTGATGAAGATCCGTTTATTGTAGATGGAGATGAGATACTTGATATCTATGAACAATATATTGGAGAAATAGAGGACTAAGATTATTAAAATAAATTTCGTATATTACAATAAATAAAAAAAGAAAAATGAAAAAAATTGAATTAATTAAACAACTAGAAGCAGCAAAAACATTATCATCAACAGTTGATATTGATAAAGTAATTACATTAATTGAACAAATTGAGATAGGAGGACTTACTTCAAATATAGTAGATAAAATATCTGATAAAATTGAAAGAGAATTAGATGATAGTTACTCTCGTGATTTAGTTGATTTAGATAGTGCTGAATTTGAATTAAATTACAATAATACTATTGAATTGGTTAGTGTAGATGTTAATATCCATGAAATAATAGGGCATGTGAATGCAGTACTTGATGAATTCATAGTTGAGGAGGATGAAGATGAGGAAAAAGATTCAACAGAGGAAGCAGCTCAGTAAAGTTGCTTTCATATATTTCAGTAAATAAAAAATAAAGACATGAATTTTGAAAAAAGAGAACGAATTGAAAGTTTATTAAGCTTTTACTCAGTTAAAAAATTAACAGAATCTATTGATGAAATAACTGAAGCAATGTTGAATGATGGGTTTGAGTATAGTGATGTAAAGGAATATATTAAAGAAAATTTAGAAGAAATTTTAGGAAAATGAAAGAACAAATAGTAAATCATAATATATCAATAGCAGATAGAATATATTGGTGGGGTCAAAATGGAAGTTTTAATTTACAATTATATTTAAGAATTTGTGATATTAAAAGAAATGAAGGAATATAAAATATAAAAGATCTTTCGTATATTAAAGTATAAATAAAAAAAGAAAATTATGAAAATTAAATTTTTAAAAGATTGTTATATTGAAGTATGTGTTGGTTTTGATGAAGATGAAGAACCAATGATGGAAGAGGAGAAAATTGTTAAAGGAGAAACATTTGAAGTAGAAACTCTAGAAGGTTTAGAACTAGATGAGGAGTGGATGCAAGTTGAATTTGGAAATGGTTCAGTTGGATTTATTAATAAAGAATTATTTGAAATAATTGAGGAATAAGTTTATTAAGAGATCTTTCGTATATTAAAGTATAAATAAAAAAAGAAATATGAGTGAATTAGAAAAAAAAGTTATAGTAGAGTTATTAAAAAAAGCAATTGAAGATACAAATCAAATGTTTAAAGAAAAATCACATTCGGATGCTTACATAATTGGATCATTGCAAGGTACAATTACAGGAATTATTAATCATTTAGAAAAATAAGAAAATGGAAGAATTAAAAGATACATTTGAATCAAAAGCAGAAATAGTTAAATGTTTAGTTGATGAATGGGGTTATAAAGAATCCCAATTCTACAATAATTCAACTAATAAATCAGTGGATAAGTTTTGGACATATAATAGATGTTTACAACATTTGTTTCACTGCCGTCGTTATTATGTTTTTACGGAACATGGAAAAATGGATAAGGAATTTTATGAAAATGTTTGGATAAAGGAATAAAATAAGTAAAAAAGATTTCGTATATTAAAGTATAAATAAAGAAAAAAATTATGGAAAAGAAAGTAGAATTAACTATTGAACAATTAAAATCAATTTTTATAGCAGGTGGGGAATTTGAGAAACAAAATATACAATTCGATATGGAGGAAATTGATGAAATAACTGCTTTAGATTTTGGAGATTTCATTAAAGATGAATTTAATATAGAAATTGGGGAATAAGTTTTTTAATTAAAATTTCGTATATTTAAGTAAATAAAAAAAGAAAAGTTATGAGCAAGTACAGAGAATTAAGATTAAACCCACCTAAACTAACCATCAAAGAAGGAGCTAGAGAGGTTATATTCAAAACAATATCATGTATGTGTGATAATGTTGGTCATTTAAGATTTAAGAAAAATAGTGATGGCGAGTTTAAATTAGATGGAATGGGATTTGCAGTATCTAATTGGCAAATGAAACATGCTAAACACGAAATAGAATGGGAAGCAGATGAAAATGAATGGGGTGGAGTTGTAGCAGCAATTAATTCAGGAACAGAAGTAATCGAATCAGTAATAAGTAGATAACAAATATGGAATACACAGCAAAACAAATTGATAAAATGTCAATTGAAGAAATTGAAGAACTAGCCTATACATTAAACGAACAAGAATTAATTAAATGGACTAGTAATGGTTATGATGGAGCTAGTTATGTTGAAATAATTAAAAGTAGATAGAGGAATAATCTTTTAAAAGTAAATTTCGTATATTAAAGTAATTAAAAAAGAAAAGTTATGAAAATAGTAAATCAATTTGAAGAAAAAACAACATCAAAATCATTCACTTTCCAATATGGAAAGGATTGGTTCAATGATTATTTAGTTTATACTGAGTGGTATAAGGAAAATGGTAAAGTAATTGATTATAAATTAGTTGATCAAGATGGAAATCTAATTACTGATGAGGAATTGATAGAAGCAATCCAAGAACAAGTAGATAATATGATTGAGGACTAAGTTTTTTAATTAAAATTTCGTATATTAAAGTAAATAAAAAAATAAAGGTTATGACAGTAGAAAAAGCATTAGCAGAATTGATTGAAAATGGATTTGAAATTGAACAAATTGAAGCAGATAAATTTATGTGTTTTGATAATGGTAAATTTGGGTTTTGTAGTGATGAGGATCCGTTTATTGTAGATGGGGATGGGATATTTGAAATTTATGAAGATTATATTGGGGAAATAGAGGACTAAAAAATATAAAATAGAGATCGTATATTTCAGTATAAATAAAAAAAAGAAAAGAAAATGTATAGTTTAGATTGTGATTATTACACAGCGGGATTCAACACAATAGATGAATTGATATTACATG